ATAGCAGAGTCAGCAATGGTTAATGTATCGTTTTTTAAATATCCTTTACCACCAGAAGCAAGTTTAACATCAACCCCTAGTGAGTGTATAGCAGTAATAGTTAAAACAACCGATGAGGCGCCACCACTGCCTAATGAACTGTCAGCGATAGTAATTGTTTCACCTGATGCATTATAACCTGCACCACCTGTTTTACCGTCACGATTATCTAAGGTGACAATAGGTTCTCCATCATCTTCAACTACAACTTTTAAATCACATCCTGTACCGGAAGCACTACCAGCTGCGTTTGCTACGTAATATGTACCTGCAGTCCTGTTACTCGCAGCAACTCCATTGTGTGTAAATGTGTTAACTTCACCTGCAACTATAGCGTGTACATTGAATGTAGCTCCAGTACCTGATCCACTTGAGGTAGTAGCTGCTGCAACATATCTACCTGCAGTTCTACTACCATCACCTACACCGTTATGTGTAGCTGTTGATATTGCAGTTGATATATCTTCAGCATTTTTGAGGTTAGATATAAATTTACCACCAGGCCTTTTCAACATACCGAGTGCATAATCAGGGTATGTGTTTATAGCATCAGATAGTTGTGTAGGTATCTTTTTCTTATCAGGTTGTTGAGATATACCATTCAAAAAGTTTGGTATATTTTGTGTGATTGTACTCATCTTTGCAAAGCAGCGTAAGGTTGATAACCGACGTGATAATTCTCTTCATCTTTCCAACCGAAGATAGAATAATCCCCTTGTTTAGTTTCTTGTTCTAGTGCTACAGCTCTAGTAGCAATTTCATTCTGCTCTAAAAGTTGCCATATTTGTGGATCACCTATCATTCTAATAGCACACAGACGTGCAGCTTTAGCAGTAATATATGCTTGAATAGCTGGTGGTACTTCTTTGAAATCCCAGAACCAAACAATATCACAAATTAATTCACGTGGATCTGTACCATCTTTCCATTCATAGGTATGGTTATACTTATCATATAACTTACCATTACGTCTTACAGGATTGAAATCATCAAAGTGTTGATCAGTATGTGTATCTATTGATAAAGCATTTTCTGGATATTCAATCTCAAAAGTAATAGAGTCTGCTGTTAATGCATAATGTCTTTCTGTATTGAAATGCCACCCCTCCGACTGTATAGTTTTGTTCACTTCTCTAAGTGTATTTAAAACTATACCTACTTCAGGATTTTGTAGATCCAAGGTGGTGACGGGAGCCTGCCCCACCGAGCTTAATATTTGATTGACAGCATCCAGTTCTGTGGACACAGCATAAGTAGGGTAGGTCATGTTAATTTATATAAATAAAAAAAGGAGGGCGTGAGAACCCTCCTATGTGTATAATGTTAAACACCAGTGATGTTACATTCAGGACCAGCATAAGCCATCCTAAGATTTTTTGTCACTGATTTAACAGCGGAATCTGCTTGAGCTGCTGTACTACCAGCTGCTGTAGCAGTCCATGTTTTTGATACGGAAATACGTTCTGCATCTGTTGTGCAGACACCGTTGTTTCCTTTTTGTACTGATACTGCCATGTAATTTTACCTTGTATTGTTAAACAACTTTACCAACGACTCGTCGGAATGTTTGACTATCATTCCCGTCCGTTGATATCTGCAATGTAGTTCCTGCGGCTGCAAGAGCTGCGGTTGTAGCTAATTCAAAAGTATCAGCTGACATCCTTTCAACATAGAATGAGGTTCCATCAGCAACTGTATCTGAAGATCCAGTCACTAAGTTAGTACCACCTTCTGAGTGATAAGTAACTACATCGCCTGTAGATAAACCATGTGCTGCAGATGTAAGTACACCTGGACTTGCTTCTGTTATAGCAGATTGAGCAATTGTCAGTGTGGTGTAATCGTCTGCACCTATTGTTCTACCATGTTCAACACCTTGAAAAGGGTCAATCGTAGAAGATGTAACGACACCAACTCCTGCATTTTTTGTAATTGTATGCGATGTTCCTGGTAGTAAAGGCATAATTTATACCCCCTTAGTTATTCAAGAATTCAATCGCAGCAGCAGGGTTCAAAGTTCCGGCACCCATAGCCAAACGGCCTAGGATTACGTCACCCTGGTAAAGTACTGACACATCGCCAGAAGTTACTTGAACTTGAGGTCCGATTGCTTCTACAACACCAGCTACATCTTTCTGATAAATCAGACCGCAGCTGTTAGTGAAAGCACCAGAGTAGTCGTTGTTCTCACCAGACTGAGAATTAACAGTACCTGCCAAGAATGGTAGGTTGTTAGAACGTCTGATTTGAATACCAGCTATCTCATAGAGACCTTCACCGGATTGTAGATCACCTTTGTTGTTACCGTAGTCACGGTTAAGGATATTAGTAGATACCTGAGAGACTAGAGAGTAGTACTGTCTTGGAGAGAGTACAGCTGTGCGTCCCTGCTTAGGTACATTCTTTTCATCGAGAACAGAAGCTGCTTCGAAGAATCCATCTACCAATGCTTGAGCGTCATACTCTTTGTTAGCACCTAGTTTGATCTGGGTACCGCCTGGCTCAGGACCAGGAGTTGCAGTGATTGGATGTGAAGCACGAGCTGCTAGAGCAATCGTTCTGAAGATCTTCTTATCATAAGCTTCGGCAAGTGCATGACCAATCTTCTTAGAGATCTCTCCCCTCAAAGAGTAGTGTGCAAGTGTCTCGTCTAAATCATAAACGAAAGCTGAACTGATAAGTAGGTCGTCACAGACGATTGTCTTCTCTGCTACTGGAGGATCACCGGAACCCAGGATTGGTTCTCCTGGAGTATGGTAAGCCGCCTGCATGCGTCCCGTGAAGATGAACTGCAATGATTTGCCGTTCTTCAGGGTACGTCTTTGTACTGTGTCACGTGCGATTGTTGCGCTTTCATAAGCCTTAAACAATTCTCCACTGAACAGTTTCAAATAGGTTGCGTACTTGGTATCATAAGCACCTGAGCCTGCGGTAGTGGTTACCGCCTTATTCAGGGTACCTAGTACGGTTTGCGTGGCTGATGCCATTGTTATATAGAGAGTAGTATAATTTACAGACTCTCAACGTTGAGAAAATTTTTCGCGTTATATATTTGTGGTCTATCCCACCGTCTAGACAGCTTAAGGGTATCCTCGTAAGGGCCAAAAGCCAATGAAAGAGAGGTCCGACTCTGAGGTGCCTCTCCTCCTGAAGTATTTAGAACTTCTGGTACTCTAGATAAGAACCACGTTGAATCGTAGTACTTGTACCACCTGCTCTCATACAGAATGTGAAATCAAGGTGTCCGGCGTTTGCACCGTTGTCTAGGAATCCATGAACTATTAGCAATCCATTAGCTGCACTCGTTGTGAGAGATTGAGCAGCTTCTGCAACGATAGGAGCTTGTCCTACAGCAGTTGTTGATCCATCGGATCCTGCAGTAACTGTAAAGAACTTAGTAGGTGAAGCAGGGATATCAACTTGATATTCGATATCTGCTGTAGCATCCCACAAAGCAAACAGGTTATAACGGAAAACTATTCTTTCATATTTTCCGACTGCAAGCTTAAGATCTGCAACACTTGCTAAAGTTTCAGTGGCATTCACTTGATCGTTAGCAACAATTAAGCCTGAATTCAGAGCACCAGGGGTATAAATTACACCACCTGTTGCATTATTGGCTAGTACTGGCATGATAAAAAATCGTTATTGGTTAATTGACCATCCGTAGTTCCGCTACGGAGACATTAGTAGTTTTCCGTGATTTCGCACGGTGGGCAGGACCTGCAGTGTCCATGTTCGTACATGTGCAGACCCTCTATTAAAATAAAAAGCCCAAGGAGTATAAAAACTACACTCCAAGGGCTTTCAAAGTACTTCATTTAGAACTTGTACTTAGCACCTATCTTGGTGCCATATGCATTGTCAGCATCTTCATCAGTAATGAAGGATACTTCACCATACACATCGAACTTCTCTGAAGCAGCGATGGTTATACCACCTTTGCCTGAGAATTCAGTTGTTCCGTCCACAGCGTC